TTCTTCCTGCACGAGCAGGAAGAATCACTGAAAACATTCAGGGCGACACATTACCGGTTGACGAATTGCGAAAGGTGCTAACCAAAGCAATGGCCAATATCAAAAAAGCGTGTAACGATGACGCAGTTTTCTTCGTTACTGCGCCACAAGGTGGAAGCCTCGGACAAATGATGTTGGAGATGATGAAAGATGCCGGACTTGAGGTAAGGCACAACCTTATTTGGAAAAAGAACAGCGCCACCTTTTCAATCGGTCGACTTGATTATGACTATCAACATGAGCCGATTTTTTATACCTGGGGAAAAAGCCATCATAACTATAGGCGCAGCGGTAATCGAACAACGATATGGGAATATGACAAGCCACGAAAATGCGATTTACATCCGACCATGAAACCGGTCGAACTTGTTGCTGCCTGTATCCAGGATGGATCTAACATTGGCGAGATTGTCATTGACGGATTCGGAGGATCCGGAACAACCATCGTTGCGTGTGAACAACTTCAGCGCCGTGGATATCTCATGGAAATTGATCCCCACTACTGTGATGTGATTATTGCTCGTTGGGAAAAGCTGACAGGGAAGAAGGCTTGCAAGGATGGCGAAAAAACTGAAGTACTCTCCGACCAAATTCATGGCCAAGGGGAGCGTATATGACAAAGACAGGGCTGATTATGCAGTCCGGTTCATCGGGTGCCTGAGTCACACAAAAGGCATCTGGGCCGGACAGCCTTTTGTGCTCTTGCCTTGGCAGGAGCAAATAATCCGGGATCTGTTCGGAATTGTTAAGAAAGACGGATACAGGCAATTTAATACGGCCTACATCGAAGTCCCGAAGAAAAACGGAAAATCAGAGCTGGCCGCTGCGGTGGCCTTGCTGCTTACCTGCGGGGACTTCGAGGAACGCGCAGAAGTTTATGGCTGTGCAGCTGACAGACAACAGGCCTCGATTGTATTCGAGGTTGCAGCTGATATGGTGCGCATGTGTCCGGCGCTGAGCCGGAGAGTGAAGATCAACAGCTCTACTAAGCGTCTGATCTATCTGCCGACTAACAGCTTCTATCAGGTATTGTCAGCTGATGCGTATACAAAGCACGGCTTCAATGTCCACGGGGTTGTTTTTGACGAGCTGCATGCGCAGCCGGACAGAAGGTTGTTCGATGTAATGACCAAGGGATCCGGTGATGCCAGAATGCAGCCTTTGTTCTTTCTTCTGACTACAGCCGGGACGGATACTAATTCAATCTGCTATGAGCAGCACAAGAAAGCCCAAGATCTGATTGAAGGGAAAAAACGTGACAAGACTTTTTATCCGGTGATCTACGGAGCGCCGGAGGAGGCGGACTGGACGGATCCGGCTACATGGAAAAAGGCGAATCCGAGTCTGGGTTATACATTGCAGATCGAGAAAGTGAAGAACGCATGTGAGAGTGCGAAACAGGATCCGGCTGAAGAGAATGTATTCCGTCAGCTGAGATTGAATCAGTGGGTCAAGCAGACAATTCGCTGGATGCCGATGGATAAATGGCGTCTTTGTAATGATTCGCCGGATGTTGCGGCGCTGAAAGGTCGTGTGTGTTACGGAGGTCTGGACCTTTCCAGTACAAACGACATCACAGCTTTTGTTCTGGTGTTCCCGCCTCTTGATGATGACGATGTTTATTGGGTTCTTCCGTGGTTCTGGATTCCGGAAGACAACATGGTATTGAGAGTTCTTCGGGACCATGTAAATTATGACGTCTGGCATCGGCAGGGATACCTGGAGTCAACCGAAGGAAACGTCATCCATTACGCATGGATTGAGGAATGCATCAGACAGCTCGGAGAGCAATACAACATCCGCGAGATCGCATTTGACCGCTGGGGTGCTGTTCAGATGGTGCAGAACCTGGAGAACATGGGCTTCACGGTTGTTCCTTTCGGTCAGGGCTTCAGAGACATGTCGCCTCCGACCAAGGAGCTGATGCGGCTGGTTCTTGAAAAGAAACTTATGCACGGCGGGAATCCGATTCTGGATTGGATGATGGATAACGTCTTCGTCCGTACAGATCCGGCGGGAAACATCAAGATGGATAAACAGAAATCAACGGAAAAAATAGACGGCGCTGTGGCAATGGTCATGGCGTTGGACAGAGCTATCCGTAACGGAAACGACACGTCCGAGTCGGTCTACGAAACCCGGGGAATTCTTACGATTTAAAGGAGCAGAAATAAATGGGACTCTTTGGTAGATCAAAGAGCCGGGACAAACCCTCTAATTACAGGGTTGGGACCCGGTTCGCGTGGCTGTTTGGAAAAAGCACTTCAGGAAAGCTGGTGAATGAAAAGACTTCGATGCAGGTCTCTGCCGTATACGCATGTGTGCGAGTCATTGCCGAAAGCATCGCGTCCCTTCCATTGGATCTGTTCAGATACCGAGAAGGAAACGGTTCTGAAAAGGACAGATCTCTGCCGCTTTACAGTGTGCTGCATGACGAGCCGAATCCGAACATGACGAGCTTCACCTTCCGTGAGACTCTTATAACGCAGCAAATGTTGTGGGGAAATGCCTATGCACAGATTATCCGCAACATGCGGGGACAGGTCATTGCCTTGTATCCTCTCATGTCAGATCAGATGGAAGTCAACATCGACCCTGACAGTGGTGAGATTTACTACTTATACCGGGTGACAAGGGATGATGCAGTTCCGGGCTTTAAGGTCGGAGACCAATTTCCCCTTAAAGCTGAGGATGTGCTGCATGTTCCGGGTCTGGGGTTTGACGGCCTTGTCGGTTATTCACCTATCGCAATGATGCGTAATTCCATCGGAGCTTCAATCGCCACAGAGGAATATGGTTCCAGATTCTTTGAGAACGGCGCCACTCCCGCAGGTGTTCTCCAACATCCTGGCGTTCTGAAGGATCCGGAGAAGCTGCGTGAAAGCTGGAACAAAGCATATGGCGGTTCAGGTAATGCCGGAAAGGTTGCAATCCTCGAAGAAGGCCTGACATTCTCGACAATCGGAATTCCTCCGAAGGATGCGCAGATGTTAGAAATGCGGCGCTTCCAGGTGGAGGACATTGCACGAATCTTCAGAGTGCCGCCTCACATGATCGGTGATCTGGAGCATGCGACGTTCAGCAACATCGAACACCAGAGTCTTGAGTTCGTCAAATACACTCTCGGCCCGTGGATGGCCCGGTGGGAACAGGCCATGAGGCGCCGTCTTCTCAATTCATTCGAGAAGCCGGACCACTACATCCAGTTTAATCCTGAAGGCCTTCTGCGCGGTGATCTCAAGAGCCGCAACGAGGCTTATGCGACAGCTCGTCAGAACGGCTGGATGTCGGCAAATGATATCCGCAGAAAAGAGGGCATGGACCTGATTCCGGAAGAGCTGGGCGGTGACAGGTATCTGTGCAACGGCAACATGGTCGACATCGCAACAGCCGGAAAGGAGGCAACAAATGAGTAAAAGCAAAATCTTCTGGTCTTGGAAATCTGTCAAGGATGCCAAGGACCAGACAGTCGAAAGGGTCTTATCCATCGACGGCACAATCGCTGACGAGAGCTGGTGGGGTGACGAAGTCACTCCTGCGGAGTTCAGAAAGCAGCTGTTCGCGGAAAGCGGACCTGTGACCATTTGGATCAACTCTCCCGGCGGTGATGTCTTTGCAGCTGCGCAGATCTACAACATGCTGCGGGATTATCCGGGCAAGGTCACGGCCAAGATTGATGGAATCGCAGCATCAGCTGCATCTGTCATCGCAATGGCAGCCGATGAGGTTCTGATGAGTCCTGTCTCCACAATGATGATCCATAATCCTTGGACCATTGCGTGGGGAGACGAAAGGGACATGGAGCGCGTCAAGGCTCAGCTGGCGGAGGTGAAGGAAACAATCATCAATGCCTATCAGCTGAAGACCGGTCTTGACCGCAAGGAACTGTCAGACCTGATGGATGACGAGACCTACTTTGAGGTTTATTGGGCCATCGAGCACAAATTTGCAGATGGCATCATCGAGCGCCGTCCGATCGAGGAAGGCGGCGAACAGAACAAAACAGGTCGCAAGTTCGGCAGCAGATCTTCTGCTGCCGTTCTTATGAATAGGATCCGGGCGGCTCATCCTGCCTCGGATGAGCCAAAGAAGAAGTCCGGACAGAAGGTCGATGACCTGATCGCGGACCTCAAAACAAGAAAGTCGAGTTTATAAGGAGAAACAAAAATGAAGACTTCAAAAACTGAACTTACCGCAAGGTACAACAAGGCATGGCAGGACTGCAAGGATTTTCTTGAGGACCACCGCCAGGAGAACGGAACGATCAGCGAAGAGGATCAGGCCATCTACGACAAGATGCTCAAGACCGTCGATGCTCTGAAGGTCGAGATCGATCGCATGGTCGACATCGAGAAGAGGGATGCTGCAATGAATGAAGCAACCTCTAAGCCGATTGTGGCCACACCGGCAAAGGGTGCTGAGACCAAGACCGGCAGAGCTTCCGATTCCTATCGTAAGCTCTTTAATGATTTCCTCCGCGGAGCAGTCACCAAGAAGGAAATCCGTGACGCTCTCCAGGAAGGAACAGGATCCAAGGGCGGATATCTTGTCCCGGAGGAGTTCGAGCGCAGAGTCATCGACAAGCTCAAAGAGCTGGATGTCATCAGAGAGTATGCAAACGTCATCAGAACCTCAAGCAAGAGAAACATTCCTGTTGAGGCTTCAGCCGGCGAGGCAACTTGGCTTGATGAGGAAGATGAGTATGAAGGAACAGATCCTGCGTTCGGCCTCGTCACTCTTGATGCTTTCAAGGTCGGTCAGATGATCAAGGTCTCCGACGAGCTGCTTGAGGATGCAGATTTCGATCTCGAGGGATACCTCGCTGATCAGCTTGCATCTGCAATCGCAACAGCTGAGGAGAATGCATTCTGCACCGGTAACGGTGTCAAGAAGCCGACCGGTATCTTCACCGATAACGGCGGACAGGTCGGAGTCACAACAGCTGCAGCTGACAAGATCACAGCTGATGAGATCATCGACCTGGTGTACAGCGTCAAGGGTCCGTATAGAAGAAACGCAAGGTTCCTTCTGAACGACCAGACCATCAAGTACATCAGAAAGCTCAAGGACGGCAACGGCAACTATATCTGGCAGCCGGCTCTTACTGAGGGTCAGCCTGACAGACTGCTCGGCTATCCGGCACACTCCACAGCTGCTCCGACAATCGCAGCAGGTGCTGCTGTCATCGCTTTTGGTAACATCGGTTACTATTGGATCGCTGACCGCACCGGAGTCGACATCAAGAGACTCGACGAGCTGTTTGCTGCCAAGGGTCAGGTCGGTTTCCGTGGAACCAAGAGAGTCGACGGAAAGATCGTCCAGGCCGAGGCCATCAAGCTCCTCAAGATGCACGCTTGATCGGGAGGTGACCTATGGACCGCACATGCAAGAACTACAGAACCGATGACGGAAACACAACCGTTATCGGGGGAAAAGTTGTCTTTGAGGCCGGAGCGAAGTTTGAGGGTTCAATCGGACCTGCAGTCAATCTTCCTTCCGGAACTGCAACAGTCGCCCAGGTTGTCACAGCCCTGAAGAATGCCGGTCTGATGGTCGGTGATGCATTCTCGCTTGTCTATTCCGCGGTCACACAGGATCCGGGACATGCAAACAGAATGTACAACACCGGCAAGATCGCTTCCGTGGCCATTGACAACGATGAGCATACCATCACCATCACGCTGTCTGTGAAGGTTGCGGCTCTTAAAGACTTTGACGGCCAGCATGGTTGGGGCGTTCACAAATGGCTGGGCATCGGTCTCGTGACCGGGATCAACTACCCGACAGCTGTTCTGAAGTACAACGGCGCTGCACTGACTGCCGAGGATGCTTCAGAGGCCAGTACTGTCGGTTGCTCCGGCACCGGCGTCTTTGTACGCTGGGTTGCAGCTGATCTTGTCC